ACATAACTGATGGTTATATATCTTCATCACGTTGGTTCAATGGAGAACACCAATACAGACCTAAAGATTTCAAACGAAAAATAATCAAAATATTTAATGATAGAAAGTCAGCCAGAAAAGAAGAGGCTAGAATACTTCGTATGATTAAAGAATCTGAGTTTGGTAAAAAATACTACAACCTCAAAAACGGTAGACCTTCTGGTGGTGAACCTTGGAATAAAGGTAAGAAAAACATATATTCACAAGAAACATTACAAAAAATGTCGGCGGCCAAAAAAGGTAAACCTTCAAACAATGTGACAGTTTAATTCTGTTACGAGGATAAACTGTCAAAAACCCTAGCGGCCTTTAATTAGGCAGCAATGCGGTAACTTTCGTCATTTGCATTTACTTTTTTTTAGTTTTTACACCTACTCTGGTGAGTTGTCCACTTCTATACTTGTTGCCCTGTCAAATCTAGGTCAGCCCCATCAAAAGCATATTCACGTTTCTTATGTCTCTGTATGCTATGTGCATACCGAATATGCTTTTGGTGGAGCTGGGGGGATTCGCACCCCCGTCCAGAACACTTTTCTAGTTGCTTCATACAACTATAACAAAGATTATAACACGATTATGTTATAATGTCAAGAGTTTGCCGTGATATTTACCGACAAATTCAGTCAATGGTTGAATGTATTTAGTTTTATTACGCACGAATATTTGAGACTGACCATCGGCAACTGCTATTGCTACAACGATTTGCTCAATTTCTCTACCAGTTATCTCTTCAAACATAATTGCATATGCGGTACATTGCATAAAATAGTTTTGAATCCAATTTTCATTCTTTTCTTTAGATGCACTTTTATAATCAATTACAGATATCTTGCCATTCCATTCAGCTATACAATCGTTACGACCAGCAACTTGTAAAGAATCGGAATATAAAGATTGCTCAATAGCATATACATCACCAACATTATCATCAATGTGTGGTTTTAATTGAAGAAACAATTCTTTTGTATCAGGCATTAATGACTGACGATATTGAAAATCAATTTGATTCAATAGATATTTTTCACAAACTGTATGTAGTGCTGTACCACGGCGAGCCGCCTTTGTACTTATTCTAGTAGCTTCTTCATTACCAACTTTAGCACGCCATTCCATAATTCCTTTTTTACTATATTCAGAAAGGACTGTGGTGATAGATGGGTAAATATTACCTTGTGGTGTTGTATACCTTCTACCGCCTTCAGTTGTTACGGCATTTAACTCAAAGTTTAATTCGGGTATTTTAACATGATTGAAAGTTTTTAAATTCATCGGCCTTGTAATCTCTTTGTAACTCTCTCAACATGCTTCTTAACCACTTCAGAGTTTTTCGCTTCTCTAATAGATTTCTTACCATATCTCTCAGCTAAAGGTGAACCTCTATGCTTTTCGGACACTTTAGATAATACTTCTTTAAATCCATCGGGAACTTTTAGTGAACCAGTACCAACAACACCAGAAACAATAGCTGGTGTTGTTAATACAGTTTGAATATGTGGGTTTTCTTTTAAGAATTCCTCACGCTCGGATATTTTCATAAACGAGTCAAATTCTTCACCTGTTTCAGTATCAATAAAACTATATGTTGGCATACCAGTCTGGTACCTTTCTATTTTTCCAATTCGCAAGATGCGTCTTATTCTTTATATAGTAGTTGCGATAGGACTTAATAGAATCACCAGAAACTTTTACATCATCAGGCATTGCTGGTGTTGGTTCTGTAAATTCACCCATTGGTATATTCATTGGCCAATTGAATAACATTTCAAGCAAACCTTCTCTTTGCACTTTGTGAACTTTGCCATAACGATAGGTATATTCTTTGCACAAAGCATAAAGCAATTGTGATAACCAAATATAATTCTGGTGATTTTGCCTTACCCATATGGATGATGGATGATTGAGATGAGTAGCCATATATAAAATGGGTTCTCTTTCATCAAGTAAATCCCACACTCTTTTTTTACGACCATTTCTCAAATAGATATGCTCTTCACCATCTAACACACGATGAGCAGTAGAGAGAAGCTGTGCATATTCTAAAATCATCTTCACGCAATGTTTATCGTTATGCATTTCGGCACAAGTATTTACATCACGGTCTAGGTAAAAAATGTTCACTTCTTAGTAACCCATTGGCGAATAATAGCATCTAATTCTGTATTCTTCGGTGCTATATATTCATTTGTTTTAAGTGTAGAAACCACTTTAGTGGGTACAATTTTACTCATAATATTTTTAATCCAGTTCATATATTTACCAATCTCCGTTATCTAACCAAAATCTAACTGTCAAAAACAAAAACCCAAAAGCATGGGTATTTGTTGACCAAACTTCTGCCGTTTTCTCATTACGATACCAAGGCAAAACTTTCCAATGTAATGGATTTAACATTAATATAACCGAGAGTCCGCTATATCTAAAATAATTATACATCAGTTATTCACAGTCACAGGTTTGTTACTTACAGCATCACTAAATGTTTCTTTGAATGAAACAGGTTTATCGCCACGAGAAACTGGTGTTTCTTCTGCAACTGGTGAATTGATTTTATCAACTTCTTTTTCCAATTCACGGAAAGATTTAGATGCAGCCAATTTATGATTCAATTGACGATTCTTACGAACTTCATTCAATAGAATTTTATTGGATTCATCGGTAACATAGCGCATCATAACATATGCACGATAGCCTTCATTCTCATGGCGAATTTCAAGGTTAGTTCTTTGAACACCAATCAAATTCACTTGAGCAACAATCAATCGTGTTGTTCTATCAATCTCACGAATAACATCAGCATTTAAACCGCCTGCTTCAGTAGAATAATCTTTCATCAATGACGAAACATATGAGGAATAGTTTGATGCTAGTTCCCGTTTAGCAGACATGGTTGCTTTATCAACTGAAAATTGCATATCTTTAGAATACTCTGTAGCAACAGAATACAAAGCGTTATCGGTATTTTTCTGAGTATACCAAGATGGATATCTTACTTCATCACCAGTTTTTCCAGCAGATGCAAATGGATTCTTTGATTCAAGTTCCATTCCACTCTGTACCTTAACTGTACCACAAGCAGTTAGAGCTAATACTAACGGCACCATAATAAACGACTTTCTCATTTCAATTCCTATCACTTTACAATGTTAACATAACGATTAATAACCTTTCGGTTCATTGGCGGAATACTTGCGATTAGATTTTTCATTTCTAATGACGAGTATTCATTTTTAAACACAATGTCTTTTTCAGAGAACAAAAATGTTACCAATTCTTTTGATTGCGTTTGCCCTTGTGGCAACAAAGCAACTATCTTTTTAGTCTTGTCATATGGTAACACAATTTCAGTTCTTTGTGAGGCAAACTTTACCTCTTGAACTTTATAATATTTGTTACCATGATAATTAAACATACCAACTTTTCCAACTTTGTTAGCCACTATTCTGAATGTTAATTCTTCTTCATGGCGAACATCAAACTTACCTTCAACAATAAAAGTAATGGTGTTTTTTGCACCAATAACTTCCGCTTCAACTGTAACTATGCAAGAAGAATATCCAAGAAATACTTCTTTCTGTATTTCTTTCTTGGATATACTTTTAATATATCCATTAAAATCAGAGAAAGTATCTCGGTGAAACACACATTTTTCACTTCTACATTCTTCTTTAATTTGCGCTTCAATTGATTGGCCAACATATTTAATGATGGCATCTTCTTTTGCTTTCTCTTCAGCCAATTCACAGGCTTGGTTTTCAGTAGTATCCGGCCCATAACGATATTCACCAATGCCTGTTACAGCAAAAGCGTTTGTTACAAGTAACGATAATAATAAAACTTTTTTCACTTTGCAATTGGCCTACAAACAGCTTTCATTTTTGAATTCACCTGATTCAATGCTCTTGTTAATCTTGCTTGATTATCCAAACATTGTTCTATGTTTTCAAATTTATCGTGTATGGTAAAATTGTCAAATGTACCAACCCAAATAACTAAAACCCAAGTGTATATCAAAACGCTTCTTCTTCATCAAAAATATTTGACCACTTAATTAACTTGTGTCGCTTAATGCCTGATGCATTAAGCAAATCTTTTCGGTTAATTAAACCAGATTCAACGAGCAACTCAATCATACAATGCAAATCACCAGCTTCTTCGGTTAACCGTTCTCTGTTGGTTATTTCTTTGTATGAACCATCAATACCAAATCTAAAAATCTTAGATATAGCTTGTGTCACTTCTGCACATTCTTCCTGTGTGATTAGTAAAACTTCTTTTTGTTGTTTGTTCATAATTTTATTAAGAATGCTAAGGGGCACTATTGTGCTGTTGTTTAAGAATGAGCGAACTCCGCATTTATGAGACTTACTGCACGATCCTTTTTAAGATTCGTAGAATCCGGCATCTGACTTACTGCTCGGTTGGGTGGCGCAAATCCCCCTTAGCAAATTACTTATTTTAAGCGATACACTAGTGTACCACGTTTATCACCCAATTTATAATTAGAGCGAGCAACAAACTTCATACCTAACTTAGAAGCTTGTTGATATGGTAAACATAAGTCAGCTGACTGTTTGCCATATACAACAAAACCTTCACCAGGTTTTAATTGCAAAGCACGAGCATATGGTGTATTTGGGTCACCACGCAAAGCGAGACTCTTTACAGCAGTTGCGGGAAGTTTAATAACTTTTGAAAAATTGTATTTACTCATAATGACTTTCTATTAATTACGCTGGGTCTTGAACTTCAATTACAAGATTCTCAGTCACTTCTTCCTGTTTAACAGGTTGAATAACTTCGCTTGTTTTGATTTCGTCAAGCTTCTTCACGGAAGTTTTAGGTGCAAAACCACTACCAGTTACACCAACTCTGTCCATGTACTTCTTAACATCAGCGACATTCATCAACTGATAACAGGTGACTTTACGACCATCTTTGATAGCCTTCACAATGCCATTAGCATGTGTCTTGATGTGCCAAATATATGTACTCAAACGGTACATATAAATTTCATTGCCTAACAATGTTTCAATTTCATCTTTTGAAACTGGTTTGCCGCTTATCATAACGGTTAACAATTTCTCAAATGGCTTCAAACGGATTTGTTTGACTTTTTTTGCCTTACTCATATTAAATCTCCATAACGATTAAAGAACTTCTATTATAACACACATCGGTAGTTTTGTCAAGCACTTTTATCATGTTTACCGAACATACACGGTAAAAGTGGTAGCATTTTCTTTAAGGCAAGTTGATTGCCTTGTATGGGTGCCACGACCCATATCTCTAACAGTATTTCGTGGCCCACGAAACCGGACTTTCAATGGTTTGCCAACTATTGAACGAATCACCTTAATTTTTTCAGGTGTATATTTGTCCATTGGAATATTCTTATACAAAGAAGTTTCCCAAGGAGGTGAGCTATAATCTCTTAATGTCGTACTCATGCGGTTTCACTTTCAGTAGTTAATAACAAAAATTCATTCCAAGAACCAGAAAAAATCACTTCAGTAGGATTCATCACAACCACTTTATTTTCATAAACATGGTATTCATAATCTTGCCAACAATTTTGGTTCAATTCAATTGGATGAATATAGAATCCGCCAGGCGTTTTCTTAAACCACACAATCATTTGAGCAGCTAAATCACCCATGCCATTTGCATATGTAAACAAATCACCAAATTTTGCGATGCCATTGCCAATAGTTAATTCATTTAAGAAGTTGGCCAATTCTTGGCCATGACCAGAAAGATAACCATCATATTGGCGATACATACACATGATTGGATTTTCACCATCATACACATAAGTTAAACAACGAGTTCCCATTATATAATTTCCTTAAAATTAAGCTTCTGCAAAAAGTTTAACACCTTCTGCCATAAACACACGATAAGCAATCATGGTTTTTTGAGAATAAACCATGTCACCTTCTTTTTGAATATCTTCTAACAATTCTAAAAAACCTAAACCTAAAAATTCACGCTCTTTATTCAATTGTGCAATTGCTGTATCCATTTTCATATCATAACTCCAAAACATAAGTAAAAGTGCCGTCAGGATGAGAGTGTGATTTCACAATTTTCCATCCTTGCTTAGTCATTTTTTCCAACACTTTTTTAGTGTAACTAGGTTTACCAGTTACCGCTTTTCTCAAAATAGAAAGTGTGTTATCTAAAATCATAATGCTTCCAATTCTTCTTTTGTTGGAATATAAACATATTCATCAAATTCTTCATCATACATCCACATATTAAGCAGCCTTCATTAAAAAAGTAGGATATTTCACAAAACCAGAGGTATCTTTTTTCGCTTTACCTTTGGCATACAAACCAACAACAACGCCTTTTGGATCTAAAAAGCGCAAATCAGAATCATCACCATTAAACACGGTACGACCCAAATAGGTTTCTGGCATCGGTTCGGTTTTCTTTAAACCGAATACAGTAGCGACATTGTAACCTTCTGAAATAGCACGATAAACATCCGCATCATTTCCATCAGCTGCTGAAAATGTCAAACTATAATTAGCAATATTTTTCACTTTGCGACCAAGAATCTTGGTGTAGTCATAAAATTGGACTTCAGGGAAAGCGGTAAAAATATTACTGTAGGTTTGACCATTGTGAAGCACTTCGTATTTTTCAAACGAAAGGTCGGAGGTGCCGTTCATACGGAAAACAGGAGTCAAACCTTTTTTAGCGGATTGTTTAATACCCAATTCAATATCTTTTACCAGTAAATTCATAAAGGTAATACGGTCTTCAAAAAACATTTTTGTTTTACGAATACGAGCTTTTTGGATCATATTAGTATTTTCGCCTTTTTTAAACATTCCGCCACGACCAGCAGTATTCAAACAAGCTGAAGTGCAGCCTGCTGTTCGTTTAGGGCAGGTTTCATAACCAGATAATTTTGCAGGTGCAAGGTGCATAATATAAGTATTAAAACCTTGTTTTAAACCTTTTAAAATCTTGGGGTTGCCTGTACTAAGTAACTTCATAAAAATCTCGCTTTCTCAATCTATGGATGGAGTATAACACAATGGGCAGGATTGTCAAGCGTCTTGTTGCACAAAAGCAACAGTAATACTTTAGTATTCATCTCCGCATACTCGCTTGGTCTTTCGCTTCTTCATCACTAAAAATTGGCACAGCATTACTTTTATGCAAAGTACCAATTCCTAACATAGCTGTTCCTGTATAAACATTTCCTTTAACAGGTTTTGTAGCAGAACCGCCTGGTGTTACCATACTCGGATATTTTCTAACATCACGACCAGCTGGTATCGTTAATTTTGGTATAACTTTAGGATCAAAAGATATTTTTCCCATATTTTTCCTTGAAAAATTTGTTTTCTGATTAGCAATATTATCAACCCAAGCCTGATACTCGGCCATTTCTTTTTTTGTTTTCTTTTTCTTTTTAGATTTTTGATAGGTGTATATTAACATAATTCCAACACCTTGGCAGGAAAACGAATTGAACCTTCATACTCTAATTGTGATTTTTCAAATTCGGTCATAAAATCATCAGCGACAATATCCCAACCAATAATTTCGCAACGGAAATATTCGCTGTTTTCTTCTATATCACCACGAACCGCCATTACAATAGCGGTTGCGCTTTCAGAATTAATACGATTACCCATCGGGACAAAAAAGTCCGAACCACCCTTGAATTTCCAATATTGTGGGCATTCACCAACTCCGTCCCAATCGTGGGCGCCGTAGTTTTCTTGGTCTTGAGTGTAAATATGTAATTTCATAATCGCTTTCAACAATTTATGGAAGTATTATAACAGAACAGGCAGGATTGTCAAGCGGGCTGTTGTGATTCTACAACAGCAGTAATATGTTTACATTTTCCACGAAAATTGTAACCAGTACAAGTACAAGTATAATTGTAATTAAAAAGTTCTACAAAATATTCTTTTTCACCACTTGTAACTTTGAATACGGAAGTATTAGGTTTTGGGATTGTTTTTTTGATAAGTTTTTGAAGACCTGGATGCTTGGTCTTCACAAAGGTTCGGTACCTTTTATCAATTTTGATTTGTGTTCTTAATTCTTGAATGTCATTACCGCCAAATTTTGCATAGGCGACAATTTTAGTACCGTCAAGTAAATAAGTATGATTGGCATTTGATCCGTCAGACCAAACCGTGGTTTCTTTTAAAATTTCTAACATACCTACATCCTAACACAGGTAGATGGGTATGTCAAGCGTGTTGTTGTTTTTTTACAACATTGTCTTTATGAGGTCAAAAGCACACAAAAAACAAGGCTTTCATGTATTTTTGTTCCTATGAGACCAATTATCCTTTTAATAATTGTTGATTGGTTTCTTCTCGCATATCTTCTTCAAATTCAGCGATTAGCAATTTATTCAACTCATTTTGTAGAGAAACAACATCACCTTGATTTTGTTGTATACGCAAATTCAATTCAGTAATTTGTTTTTGAAGTTCTTTAATATAACTCATCTTCATCCTTTTTACGCAAACGCTTCATAGCTTTATCATAGTTGCGTTTAGCTTTGTTTTTAAACTCTTTAAAGTCCTCTTTCTCTTCATTCTTCTTAGATTTCGGACTACAAATCTTTTGATACTTATTACCGCCGGCTATCATTTTACAAGATGTGGTCTGCCACGTTAAATGTGATTAATTCTTCAGCTGTCAAGTAAACATCACTCGGTGATAAAAGTTTGGATTTAATCTTACTCACCGGTAAATCTGTTGCTTCTTTTAAAATTTCAATCATACGATTATTACAATTTTCCGTTTCTTTCATTTGAGCTTTAATGTCATGGTATTTACTTTCCATGCTACCAGTAAATTGATGACACATAATGCTCGTGTGTTTAGAGATATATCTTTCACCTTTAGAGCCACAAGCAAACAAAAGGAAGGCAGCACTCATTACATTACCAATTCCAATTGTACGAATGGTGTGCTTTGATTGTTTCATAATATCAATCAAAGCGAAAGCATCAGTTAAATTACCACCGCAAGAATTTATATAGATGGTCAGAACCTTGTCTTTACTTTTTTCTAAATTTTCGTAAATAAGCCATTTGATGGCTTCTTTTACCGATTCTTCATCTATGTCTCCATTGATGAAGTGAATATGGTGGTCTAATAATGAATTTTCAATTCTCTCAGTTGTAGTTTGCGGAAACTCAGCTAAGGATTTAATGTTTGTCAAATTTTTATGTTCCATGATTTATTGTGTGCCAATTGTATGCTGTCTTAATAATATCCATTATATCATATTTACACTTGAAATTCAATAACTCTGAGGCATACTTAACATTTGCCACCAACTTATCAGGGTCACCTTTTCTTCTTGGCAATACGGTATAATTTACTTTCAGATTTAGGCAAGATTCAATTAAGGAAATAATTTCTAAAATAGAATAGCCTTTACCTGTACCCAAATTAACTACTTGAGATTCTGCATTTTCTTCCAAATAATTTGCAGCTAGTATATGTGCATCAGCTACATCAGCTACATGAACATAATCACGAATACAAGTTCCATCAGGTGTATTGTAATCATTACCATTCAATTGAAAGTTATTTAGATTCGTTAGTATTTGTGGAATCAAATGAGTCTCAGGTTGATGGTCTTCACCCATTTCTCCGTCTTCATCAGCACCAGCCAAATTAAAGTATCTAAAAATGATATATTTTAGACCAGAGTCTTCAATAGCATATTCAGAAGCTAGTTTAGTATTACCATATACATGATTGTTAGTAGTACATTCTGTTTCTGGTATTGCTAGACCTCCAGATAAGTATACACCGGCACTTGATGAAAATACAATATTTTCTACATTGTATTTTTTCATCATATTCAATAAAGTTACTGTACCACCAGTATTAACGTCCCAAAATTCAGTTGGTTCTTCAAATGAACTACCAACCTCAATTCTTCCTGCTAAGTGAAAGACAGTATCAAATTTAATTTTACGAAAAACATCTTCTAAAGAATTCCTATCTCTAATATCTGCAACTTCACACATATCAGCATAGTTGTGTTTTGGTTTAACTTTGTCATATACAAAAGTGTTCCAACCAGCCTTCTTTAATGCTTTACTTAAATGACTACCGAGATACCCGGTCCCACCTGTAATAAGCGCTGTTTTATTTTCCATGGGAATTTACCATTATATTTTTTTTCATTGACTTCATTACCTTGCTCAAAAAATTCTTTTGTTACAGAATTAGGATTGCCATCAAGCCTATAGTTTGTTGTATATTGATTCGTACAGCCGTAATTTTTAAAATTGTTTTTTAATGCGTTAAAGAATTGTCTATCGGCACCCCATTGGCCATACCAAGCATGACCAATCCGAACAGCAACATCACGGCGTATGGCAAAACAAGAAGTATCAATGTGAAACACTTCAGGATTAAAATGTACTGGCCATTTACCCAACGATTCACAATTATCTTCACATATAAATTCTCCATCTTTATCCACTATTTTTCTTAGAGAATAAACCCAATCATAACCTTCTTCTAACTTACGAACCATTTTTTCAATATGACATGGTTCAAAAAAATTATCTTCATCCAAATAACAAATAATATCTGCATTAACTAAGAATGAACTAGCTGCATATACACGATGGCCATACCATCCTTTACCAACATTTTCTTCCAATTCAATCATTCTGGTCTTAGATGAACCAACAAGAATTTCTCTTGCCTTTGGTTCATACTGGCAACCATCAATAAAGATATAGTGTGTAATATCTTCGTATGTTTGTTTATCAACCGATGCAACACATTTTGCTAAATGCTCGGATGCAATAGTGGGAGTTACAACGGCTACTTTCATTTCTTTGGAATATTTAAATTAGGGAATGCTTCACGGACAATTTGTTGTGATAGGTATTTCACATCCAAATCTTTCTTAAACATTTTAACTAGAAGTTCAGCTTCATCTTTATGAAGAGATTCTAAAATAACAGTCAATAGTTGTTTTTGTTTTTTACCCGTTAAATCTGGACTGCGTTTAGGATGACCAACAATAAAACGGTATATTTTGCTCATCTCATTATGAAGATAAGTAAAATTTAATCCCGCTGGTTCTATAGATGGTCGGTATTGTGGAACTTCTACATCAAACTTTATATCTGGATTAAAGACACAAATTAGAAACTCCTGAAAAGCAAAACTTCCATATTTTTGTAATACAGCAATCTTATCTTTCCTTGTTTCCGCTTTTTGAAATAAATCAATTATTTCAGAATATAACAAATCATTCATTTTTTTCTCTTTAAAATTCGTCAATCACTTCAATTAAGTTTTTAAGACGATTAGCAACCATATAGTTCATAAACTCTTGCCGAGTATGGCCTTTACTTGATTCATAGGTATCTATGATGTTTTGCTTTAAATTTTCGGGTATTCTTGTGAGGTCAATTAGAATCTCATTACGGTTATAATTACGCAACATCTCTTCAGTACAAAATTCTTCTGGCTTCTGATTCATCCAGTTAATAATCTTTGCCTCTGTGATTGGTTTCTGCCTCACACCTTCAATGAATACATCATCTTTAGAAAGAATGTTTGGAATGCCATCACTTTTATCACCACGAATTACCAATTGCTTTAGTTGTGCAGAGGGCAAAGGTTCTTTAATGAATTTCTTTAGAATTGGTGAATACTGTTCAACATTAGGAAACTTTTGCAATTGTGCAAAGTCTTTATCAGATGACAGAATCATAATCTTTTCTGTAGCAGAATTTCTCATAGCTAAAACGGCAATGATATCATCAGCTTCAGCTGTATCAACTTCAATAACTTTATATGGTGAGTATTCACGCAACTCATCACGGATTTTATTCAGACATTCAAAAATAGAGTTCCAATCGTGACCAGATGATTCACGGGATTTTTTACGATTAGCCTTGTAGTATGGAAATATCTCACGGCGCCAGTATTTCTTATTGTCACAAGCAATAATTATATTTGGGCCGAATTCTGCCTTGAACTTCTTTACATAAGTTCTGATTGTGTTTAAAATCATGTGGCGAACCAACGATTCATCAACAGGTGTCTTAGAAGACCCTATTTGTTCCATTAAATTGGAAATAGCAACTTGATTAAAGTCCACGAGTATCATATTAAAAATCCAAAAAATTATAAATAGGTGTAGGTCACCGAATTGCAGTTCGCACCTACTCTAACACGAAAGGCCGTATCAGCATGATTATTTATCAAATCACCAATATCGTTAATAACAAACGATACATCGGTAAAACAACAAAAACCATTACTGACAGATTCAATTCTCATTTAGCTACAGCTAAATATGGAAGTAAATCATACTTACATAGAGCTTTGCGTAAGTATGGCCAAGAAAAATTCAGAATTTCTTTAATTGAGAAAGATATTTTTTCAGAAGATATCTTAGCAGAAAGAGAGAAATTTTGGATTGAAAAAACAAATCCCGAATACAACATGA